ACAATTAATATAATGAAAGGTGTTCAAGCAAATGCTGGAAATTCTACACCTCCATCATTTAATTTAGACCCTGCTGATTATGTATTAATTGGTTATAATTATCTATCTACAGTTAGTGGTGTTACACCTGGTACAGGCTCAACAAACGTAGCAATAAATAATGTTTATACTGAAATTTCAGTAGATTCTTCTGGTTATTTACCATTAACAAATATTACTTGTTCAGGTACAACTATAGGAACAACAAATTATGTACAAATCACATTTGATAATACATCAGGTGTTACTGATAACACAGATTATATTCAAGTTAGAACAAGACAAGCTTACCTTGAAATTGAAGGCACTATGGATGATCTTAAAGGTGTTATTATTAACAAATTGACAGGAGCAAAATATCCTGTGACTTCATTAACATCATTTGATTACTCAACTGTAAGTAATGGTATTATGAGAATTAGTGTTGGTTCAAATGACCCAACTGATTATTATGATGATACAAATACATATAAATTCTTATTACATTATGTTGATAATGAATTTGTTATAGGTGATGTTGACCCTACTGATAGATTATTAACTTCTTTATTACCAGTAGTAAGTCTAGTAGGTTCAGGACAAACTGGAAATGCTGGTGTTATTGGTAAATATTCAGAAATTTATTTAGATTTCTATAATGGAATTATTAATAATTGGGATATTATTTATCAAAAGAATGATACAGGTTCAACTACAAAGATTTATATGAAAATGTGGTTTGAAGATACTGATTTATATGTAGATTTTGTTTCTGATACAACAGGTGTATCTCCAGAAGGTATATCACTTTGGACTACAGATTATAATAGTCAAATAATTGTTTGGTCACAAAATTCTAATTATAAACAAACATTAGAAATAGAATATTTTGATACTACAAAATATCCAAATAATGTTTATGAAATATATGTTGATAAAACTAGATATTCAGAAGTAATTAAAGGTTCATTCCTTGAAGGTTATTATACAAGTGCTTCTGGCGGAACAAGAAAAATGGTTAGAGTGTTATCTACATTACAAGACCCAAATACTGCAGCTTGGAAAATCATTAAAACTGATGGTCCTATATCTATTACAGGCTTTGCTACTATTGGTTCTACTGGAACAGATTATTCAACAACTGTATATCCATCAATTGATGTCTATGTAAGTACTTATAAAGGTGTTGCATTAGCTCCATTTGTAATAAGTTCTGAATCAATTCCAAATAAAACTGAAGCTAGACAAGAAGAAATTTTAGAAGTTATTTCTAAAACTACAAATTTAGCTAAAGCATTAGCAAATAAAAATAAGATTTCTTGGAGATATATGATTGACTCATTTGGTCTTGGTTTATCAGCTAAATCTAAACAACAATTAGTTGATTTATGTGGATTGAAACTTAATTGTTTAGGTTTCATAAATATGCCAAGTGTTAAATCACTTAAAGCATCAGATAATCCAAGTTTCACTAATAGTGATAGTACATTAAATACTGAATTCTTGAAATTAGGTGGCGATGAGAGTAAATCTCCATCATTCTTATATTCATTTGGTGAAGGTGTTGGTGCAACAACTGTTGGTTATTTCTTCCCATATTTACAAGTTGATGATGATGGTACACCATTGAATTTTCCACCAGCATCTTATGCTGCTTCTACTTATATGAAGAAGTTCTTAACTACTCAAGCAGGAATAGAGCCTTGGACAATTGCAGCAGGTGTAACAAATGGTAGAGTTACTGGAATAGGTGATGTTGAAATGGACTTTAATGATGATGATTTAGAAAATTTATATGCAATGGGTGCAAATCCAATTGTTAAGAAAAAAGATGCAGGCTTCTGTATCAATTCAGAATCAACAGCTAAAGTTTTCCCATTCAGTTCATTGAGTATAATACATTCAAGAGAAGTTCTAATTGAATTAGAAAATGCTCTTTATAATATGTTATTAAGATATCAGTGGAGATTTAATACACCAGAAGTTAGAGCTGAAATAAAATTTAGAGCAGATAAGATTTGTAGTGATTTACAAGATAGAAATGCTTTATATAATTATCTAAACATAATAGATGAAAGAAATAACACTAATTATATCATAGACCTTCAAATGGGTGTTCTTGATACTTATATTGAGATAATCAAAGGAATGGGTATCATTGTAAATAACATCACAATATTGAAAAAAGGTGATATTGAATCTGGTGGATTTCTATAAAATTGTTTAATCAATATCTGGTTTCCAGATCTGATCAAAATAGTTATAAAACGAAGATATAAATTTTAATATATAAATTAAAGAAAAAATAATAAAAATATTATGCCATTACCACATTTTACAAATATAGAATCGGCTTATCAAAATTGGGAGCCTGTATATTTAAATTTATTTGAAGTAACAATTGTTTTGCCTCCAGCAATCCAATCATTACATCCAAATGCACAAACATTATTATTGGAAAATACAACAAATGTATCATTTCCAACATATCCAGATATAGCACCACAAACACAAAGATTTAAGTATACAACAAGAATGTTTTTAGGTATGCCTGATAAAACTGATACTACTGTTGATATTAAATTTAATATGAACCAAAATGATAAATATTCAGTTAATACTTTTAGAATGATGAAAGATTGGTATGACTTAGTTTGGAATAATGAAGATGGTTCATTACATTATAAAAGAAATATTATTTCTGATATTGTTGTACATGGACATGATAAAGAAGGTCACGTTATTAGAAGAGTAACTTATCATAATGCTCAAATAACTGGGTTCTCTGGTTGGGAAGGACTTGATTGGGGTTCTAGTGATATTGCTTCTTTAGATGCAAAATTTGTTGCAGATTATTGGGAAGATTACTACTACTAATATACAATACAAACTACTAAAAAAATTATACAATATTGAAAGTCCTTGTTTTACAAGGACTTTTTTATTTTAAAAAGTGAGTATTGGGAAACTTTTTATTTATATATAACTATAAGATAAAAACAATTATTAAATTATGGAAAAAATATGTAGATTATGTAATATACCAAAAGGACTTAATAAATTTCATAAAAAGAAAGGAACAAAAGATGGTTATAGAAACGAGTGTAAAGAATGTGTTAAAGAAATTCAGAAAAAGTATAAGGAGGCACCAGACTTCAAAGAGAAAAGAGCTAATTATGATAAGAATAGATATGACAATAATAGAGAAGAAATACTTGAAAGGAAAAAAGTATATCATTTAGAAAACAGAGATAAAATATTAGAGTATAAAAAAGAATATAGAAATATCCCAGGCAATAAAGAAAAAGCCAAAAATTATATTAAAAATAATCCAGACATAAACTCAAATAACCAATCAATATATCGTGAGAAATATCCCCATATTATATTATGGCGTTCTATACTTTACAGAGTTTTAGATCAATTTGGTACAGAAAAATCTTCAAGAACGATAGATATGTTAGGATATAGTGCTGATGAATTAAGGGAGAATATTAATACAAAATTTACTATTGGTATGAATTGGGACAATCATGGCAAGTGGCATTTGGATCATATAGTACCAGTATGTTTATTTAGGGAAGACACACCGGTTAATATAGTTAATTCGTTAGAGAATTTGCGACCATTATGGAGTGAGGATAATTTGGAAAAAAGTATAAATATAGGTGAAGGCATAGATAGGTTTATAAATGAGAATTATGAATACTTAAAATAATATATTTCATTTTATTCTTCATATCTTAAATTTTTAAGGTAAGGTTTAGGGTTTACTGTATAATCTAAAGAACTAACATCATAAAAAACTAATTTAATATAATTATCTTCTTCTATAAATCCCATATTGCCTATATGTAAATCAATATAACTATTTATATTATTAATTTTCAATTCATCTAATAAATTCTCTATTTGTGATACAAATGATTCTTTTTGATTACGAGCACTCTTAATAACATCTTCAATATCAACATCTACATCTTCACTATATTCTTTTATAGATTTTTCTAAATATTTATCTATATTCTTTTTCAAATACGTTTTAATTATATTTATATCACTTGAAGGAATATAATTCAAACAATTGCATAATATCCATAAATCGCCATACTCTATAACAGGTGTGACATAATCCATAACAATAGAATAAAAATCAGTATTCTCTACTTTTCTAACATCATAATAATTGATTATATGGTCTGTATATTTCTTAGATAAATTTATTGCATTTTTTGTTTCACTTATATCTTTTGTTAATTTAACAACCTTATTATCATTAACTTTATAACTAACCCCATATTCACCTTTGCCAAGGTATTTGTAATCACTATAACCTAATTCTTTTATAATATAATTAATTAATTCATCACTGATCTCTTCATCCTCTTTCAATTTATACTTATTCGAAAGTTCAATGTAAGAAGATTCAGAATCTGTATGATTTTCATATGTCATTATATATTTCATATACTGTTTTTTATTCAATTGTTTCTGTCCAATAATTAAAGAAGAAATAGTTATTTTTATTTATTGTGTATTTAGTATCTTTATATTTTATAATTATATAAGAATTGCCATCTTTATCATTAGATGATGATACTACTTGTATTATTTTATTTTCTGGTATATTTTGAGTATTTCCCATTTCATCTCTAACAGGTATATCTTTCAATGTTGAATATTCTCCTTTTTTTGGAGTGAACCATTTGATAAGGATTTTATATAGATAATTACTTAATTTCAATCTATAATCAAAATCAATATATGTATATCTACTATCTGTAAATAAATCTGATAATAATTCTGGTTTTTGTATCCAATTGAATTTTTTATAAGCACCAAAGAATTCTTCTTCATAAAATGTAAATGCAACATAAACATCTAATGTTAGATTATTATTTTGAACTATTCTTAATATTTTAAATTCTGTATATTCTTCAACATCTTCAATAAAATGGTCAAATTTAGTAGCACCATAACCTACGCCTTGTTTGTATATACTTTTCATAACATGCATAAGGTTATTAACCATATAAGGTGTTTTATAATATGGATCTACATATGGACTATCTGCATGTGAATATATTGATATTTGGTCATCTACAGCAAATCCATAACCTGGTCCTAATCCACCTGGGGCAGTACCGAATTGGTATTGGTTGAATTCAGAACCATAATCTTCTTTTATCAAATTATGTTCTTTTAAAAAATTATATTTATTATAAGATAATATTTTTTTCATTAATATACGTCTGGTCTTTCATTTTTCATAAAATATCCTAATGCTTCATCACCTAATTTAATGCCGAATGATTCTATTTCTTTTTCATATTCTTTAAGTTCGGTTTTTAATGTATGCCATTGTTGCATTAAATCTTTTGGTGCACCACCATTAGGATTTTTTTCAGCATAATCTTTCATTGTTTCCATTAGATCCTTGAATTGTTGTGTAACTCCAGCCATTCTATTTATAATATCACTGATATCATGATCACCTTTTACTGATATTTCCATTCTTCGTTTTTGTATATCTGATAGATTCTTTCCTTTGGTTACATCTAATATACTATCAACTTGTGCATCTGATACAAATACTGAATTACTTTCATTAAATTGTTTAAATAATTTTATTTTCATATTTAGGTATATTTTTTCATAAGTATATATTAATAATTAGAATTGAAATTTTATATATAAGAATGTATATTTTTTATATATACTAAAAAGAATAAATATTATGGCTAAAAAGAAGATAGAAAAGTTAAATGCTGAAGTAAAATACAAAGGCAAAGGTGAATTAATTACTGATATGCCTAGCAAACCATTAAAGAAAAAGAAGACAGTAAAGACAGAGAAGAAAGTAGAGAAGAAAGTAGAAAAGAAAGTAGAGAAGAAAGTAGAGAAGAAACCGATTGTACAACCAACAAAAACCACAAAAGATATGTTTAATGAATTAGTATTAGAAAATAGTCCTTTTGTATTGAAATATAAAGGAAATATTATATTTGATTCTGAAGTTGATAATATTAATGGGTTAGATTTTCAAGAAAATATGTTTAGTATTAAGGGCATAAGTAATAAATACGATGGGTTATCGTTTAAATTTAAAAGATAAATAAATTATGAGAGAATTTAAAAATTTATTAAGTAAAGAAGAGTTCAAAAGTATAAATGAACAAAAATTATTTACTAATTATAAATTAGACAATACAAAATTATTTGAAGAAGGAACTTTTGATATGTCTAACAAGACTGGTTGGAGTGATTCATTACTTGGTAGAGGCATCAACAAGATATTTAGTTTTGCTAAGAAGGGTGTACAAACTATGATGATGAAGAAATTAAGGAACAAGATACAAAATGAATATATTAAAGGTGTACTAGTTGCGTTATCACAAGCAAATATAGAAATCCCACAAACATTATCAATTAATGTAAAATATATATTTTTAGTTAATAAAACTACAAATGTTAATATACAACTAAATGTTGTAAATAATGTTTATACATATGATTTAAAAGAAAGTGAGTATCCTAATTATAAAATAATAATAATTAAAGATGCAGATTATCAAAAAATTGAACCTTCTGAAGAAATAGAAAACTTGGAAAAAGAAATGAATTTTACTGTTGTTGCTGAAAAAGAAGGACAACAACCAATTAAACAAGAATATAAAATAGTTCTTGGTGAAGTTATAGAAGATCCAATACAAGAAGAAGAAAATGAAGAAGAAAATAAAAAAGATATACAAACACAAACATCTTTAGTTGCAACACAAAAAGAAGATGAAACAGGAATAACCAAAACAGATGAAACTACTATAGTAAAAATAAAAGAGTTAGTAGATACAAATTTAGATATAATTAAAAAGAAGATAGATGAAATAGACATTAGTAAATCAAATGGAAAAGATACTACTTTGGTTATATATGTTGGTAAGAAATTGGAAAATTATAAAAATAATTTAACAAAACTTGAAAATAATGAATTGAAAGATAGTATTAGTAAAATTGATGGTATTATAAAATATGCTTATGATAAATCAAAATCAATGCCAGAAAAAGTAGATATTAAAGAAGATGAATTATCTAAGATGTTTAAGATAAAGAGAGCAAGTAAAGAATATGCAGAAAATGCATTTAAGAAGATATCACAAAAATATGGAGAAAATAATAAATATGGAGAAAATAATAAAATTAAAGAAGAATATCGAAAATTATCAAAGATATTACATCCTGATAAATATAAGGATGGATCTTTAACAGAAAAACAAATAGAAGACTATATAAAAGGATTTGAAGAGTTGATAAAAATAGAAATGAATAATGTTACAAATGAAAGCATAAATTATAAAGAATACGGGGCTGTGTATGAATATATGAAAGAAGTAGATTATTTATATAATTTACAAATAATAAATGAAGCAGGACAAACAATTGAGAAATTAACAACATTAGGCGCAGGTAAAGAAAATTTTAAGGATATACTTAATGATGGTAGTAGTATTTCACCAGATGCAAAGAGTGCATTAGACAAATATGGCAAAACAAAATATAGTGAATTTGATATAGATGAAGTTATAAGATTATTTGAAAAAGATCCAAAATTAAGAGATGTTGCAATAAAAAATGTAAATAAAGAAGCATTAAAAGAAATAGCATTACAAGCAGAATGGATGTATAATGATGAAAAATATAAAGATAAAAGAGCTGATGTTTATTCTAGAA